GTAGGATTTGTTATAGATTTAATACCTGGTGTTGATGGTGTAAGAGAAGTCTTTGGTAAATTCTCATTTGCAGATTTCTTTGACAACTTATTTTTCATGATAGCTGATTTCTATGTCGAAATAATCAATCAAATAAGAGATACAGTTGCTGATATAGGAGTAATGGGCATGTTAAAGAATATGGCTCTAGAACTTGCTCTGGTATTTGCAAAAATAGTAGACTTCCCTATAGCAATAGCAAAAGGAGCAGCAGCTGCGTTAAGAGCGGCCGCACCTGGCGGCAAAACTCCAATGGATGAGTTTAATAGAGCATTTAATGAGCAAATGGAAGGTGGAGTAGCTTCTTATATTAAATCCAAAATGACTGTAGCTGATGGATTAGGCGAGGACGGTAGCGAACTTGAGTATAAGAGTGATATGTATGGAGAAGGAAACGCAATGTATCAACAACTAAACCAACAAAATACAAGTAATATCGGCGGAGATAACCTTACAATAACAGGAACTACTGATGATGAAACTGTTCTAAATAGAATGTTTGGATTCTTTAGTAGAGACGGCGTATAAAAAAAGGAGGCTTTCGCCTCCTCTCAAATCTTATAAGATTTTAACTTTCTTTTGCTAGTTTAGCAAAATAACTTAATGTATCATCTTCATCAGATGATTCTTCAGCTGAAGGCGCAGTACCCATTGCTTCCGCATTGGCTGTACTCATACCCGCTACTGGAGCTGCAGTTTCATTCATTACTGGTGCCGGCATTGCAGAATGACCCGCATCGACTCCAAGTACTTTATTCAACTTCATTGATAGCTCATCATAAGTTTTATAGTTTTCAGGTGTTAAGAAATCCTGTAAAGAATACAGTTTGTCGTAAACTTCTGTTAATCTAGATTCATCGCCTTCATGCAAAGCACTTGGTGAACTGAATTCTGATTTATCATAGTTTACCCAACCTTCTACTTTTCTAATTTTAATTTTAAAATCAGCGCCTTCCCAGAAATCATAAGGATTTACTGGATTTTCATCAGCGAATTGAGGTTGCATAACATCCATAATCTTATCAAAGATTTTCTTACCAAATTTATAAAGGAATACCTTCCCTTCATTCTCTGGATTTGATGGGTCAGAAACGACTAGCACATTACTTACGTAGTGCAGCCTTCTTTTTCTATCCCTAGCAGTTGCTTTATCTTCGTCTCTACCTGAGTTCCAAAGTACAGAGTTATGCTCCGATACTGGGTCCTGCTGTCCAATGGACGTTAAAGAGTTTTCGATATACCATAAGCCAGTTGGTCCCTTGAATCCATGGTCCCAATATCTTACCCAAGGTAAGTCCTCACCATCTTTCGCTGGTAAGAATCTGACTACAGCATAGCCGTTTCCTGCTTTATCTCTTGTAGGCTTCCAAAATCTATCATCCGCATAGGAATTAGTTTCTGGTTTAGCTGAAGATACAGCTTCTGCTGCTTTTACGAGTTTGTCGATTGACGAGCCTCGCATGCTCTTTAGATTTTCTAATGACATTTTATATTTCTCCATATTTACAATGTATTACTGAATTATCCACTTTATTCATAATATAGTTATATTATACCACATTACGTGGCATTTGTAAAGGTTTCTTTTAATAAATGTAAACATTTATCTCTATCAAACTTTACGAATGGTTTGTATTTCATAATCTTTCTATAGATGTCAGGCCAAATAATAGTATCTGTTATCTTTCTATTTTCACGTTCTACGAACCCAAGTATTGAATCCAAGATTACGATTGTTTCCAATTGTATTTCTTCTTGCATCCAAAGCTTTATGATTAATGGATGATTGTTTTCTTCTGCTTCTAAAAGAGAATCAAACGATATATCCATATCATTAAGTTTATTTATATCAGTTTGAAACTGATAGCTTAAAGATTCCATAATTTTTTTATGGTCTCTATAATATCTTTCTCCACCTTCGTTAAGCATATCACCGACATACTTAACATCGTTTTTAAAGTTAGCAATATAGAACTCTTTTAATTCTGGTCCATATGTTTTTGCTAGCTTTGCAAAGAAGAATTTGTCTTTTCTTTTAAAGAATGAAGTAGGTTTTACTGAAGTCTTAAAATGATACTTAATCGCGTCATATCCATCTGTTTCGAAATGGAGTTTAAGAGCGTTATATAATTTATAAGATTCAAACGGGTCATTCATAAAGGTAGTTTATTACCTCTCTTAGCTTTGATTAAATGTAAGCCTGAAGCTTCTTCTTCAATCTTTTGCTTTAAAGAATCTGTTAAGAGTTTTTTAAGATTTTTATAATCCATACCTCTTTGTTCTACTACGTAAGATGCTGCATCGATATATGACATATTGTTATTTGCTACAAGATGCTCTACTGCTGCAGAGAATCTCTTCTTTGTCATAATCTTTTGCTCTACTGGATTATCTTTATCCGACAAACTCTTCACCTTCGTTCCATGCACAACCTGTAAGACCGCCTGCTTGTAAAGCTTTCAATGTTCTTAATACCTCTTGTGCGTTTCTTCCTGTATCTAAAGCGTTAATAGATACATGTTGTATAATTCTATTCTTATCAAAGATAAACGTTGCTCTATATGGAACACCTTCTTCTTCGTTAACAATACCTAAAGTATTTGATAATCCTAATCCACAATCAGCAGCAAGAGTATGATTAATATTACCAATCATATTATTATCTTGCTTCCAAGCTAATTTACAGAACTCATTATCTCCACTTATTCCAATAACATTAGCATCATCGACTAAACAGTCAAACCCTGCTATTTCTGTTGGACATATAAAGGTAAAGTCCTTAGGATAAAAATAAACTACACTCCACTGTTTTTTCTGTGGCATATAGCTTTCGTTTACTTCAACTCTCACAAATTCATTTTTTTCATTGATTCCTTGCAGTGAGAACGCAGGGAACTTTTCTCCGACTGATAGCATATTATCCTCCTAAAATACTCTCATTAAAATACAGTCAGCATTAACTCTTCCTGTAGGGTTATCAATTTTTGTTGTTAATGTATTCCAAATCTTTTCGATTTGTTTTTCAGTCTTACCTAAAATCATTGGTAAGATTTCATCAGGCTTTCTTAAAGTAGCTTGTTTAGAATCTACCTTATCAAAGTTTTTTATTGATGTGCCTGATATCTCAAAGCCACTTGTCGCAGTCGTAACATACTCAATTAACTTTTTATTCTTGCAATTATATATGTAAAGCTTCTGCTTACCAGGTATCAATATAGGATTAATTGATACTAATTTAGCATCTACATTCTCAGGCATAAACTTAAGCTTTTCGATTTGTTTATCTGAAGCTTTAGGTTTTTTAGCTCTTGGAATTCGCGTAACTTTAGAATTCTGTTTCATACGATCGATGTCTTCAAAGATTCCATCCATTGTATTCATCATTTTACGTAAGTCGCCTTTTTTGATATGTGAATATGCTTCAACTGCCTGGTCACATTTTTTATGATAAGCATCTGATATAACATCATATTCGTTTTGAACTATTTCTCTGAATATATTAATACCAGCTCCTTTTATAGAATGCATTTGTAATAAACTGTAAGTAGGGAATATGACTTCTTTCTTATCAAAGATTCCATCCATCCATTTATCAATTACCATCGTATCCCATGAATGATACATTGTTTGCATAACTTTTCTACGTATTCTTTCAGCTGGAGAGATAACTATTGGCTTAGGTTTTTTATCTTCTACCTTTTGAATAGCTCTTCCTTCTTTTTCTCGCCCTTTAAGAAAAGTATGCATCTCTTCAATAGCTTCGTCTGTTAAAGGATAACCAGTCCAACCATTATTAATTAACTCAATAGTTTGATAAGTTTTCATCCTATACTTCCAATCAGGAAGTTTCTTAAGATTTGCTATTTTAGTCTTATCAAAATTAAGAACTCTTGTACAATAAGTAAGAACTGTCTCAGTGGCTTTTTTCTTATTCTCAAAATAGTAGAACCAATATCTTGCTCTGCGATATTCTCTATCTTTATCTTTTTTATTAGTTGGTACAGGATTGTGTACCCCATAAGATGGTTTTGGTCCCATCATTGCTTCATCAGCGTTTTTTAATCTTCTTTTAGCCATATTAACTCCTTATTATTTAATACTTATATTATACCATACTTTTAAGCAAATGTAAACGATTATTTTTAAAAAAAATGGCCAGGCCTCTGCGGGTGATAAGGAGTCGCGTTGATGAGACCCAGCCAAAAACAATTAATCTTTCTCCCAAGGTAAAGGTATATGTTTACCTTTCCTTTGTTCTTCAGCAACATGTGATGACATATATGCAAACCATGCTGCACATATCATTATTAATACACTAAATATTGTATTCATTAGTTTCTCCTCATTTTAGCGATATCTTCTGCTTCTTGCTGAGATATAACTGGTACAGCATTTGACTTATGCATAGTGGCAATACCTTTTACTAATGTGCCAGTGTATTTCATTGGCTCCTGTTTAGTACAATCGCTTTTAATTTTATGATACTCACCAGACTTCATATATTCTTCCATTATAGAATTGTATTGTACTGCTTGTCTTTCTCTTATCTTCTCTAATTGAGATTGCTTTAAAGCTACTGATTGAAAAGCTACTGGTTTCTTTTTAACTCTGTTAGCAGCATGATTTTTTCTCTTTCTGCCACAAGGTGAATATCTAAGTGAACCCATATAAAAACTTGTTACTGCCATTACTTAGGTCCTCCATTATGACCTATCATGGTCTTTTGTTTTTGCTTTTCTCTCCATGCTAGGAAATGAATTGCAACTTCTCTTGTTGTGTGAGTTAGCGTACTCACTGGACGTTTTGTTTTATTTTTCATAATTGTTTGATTCTCCTTAATATCGCATCAACTTCAGGGTCATTGAGATGCCCTATAACATCGTTTGTTATTTCAGTGGTATAACATAATGAACCATCAACATCTAATACAGCAAGTTCCCATAAGCCATTAAGATAGCCATAAGAACCTTTATGCTTTACGACGCTAGCGCCATAGCCATTAGGAAATTCATATATCTTTTGTATACCACCATTAAAGTTACGAGTTTCTTTTAAGTATTTTTGTTTTGGATTCATAATGTATATTATACCATAGTTCTTTGTAAATGTAAAGGATTATTTTTAATTATTTTGTGTATAAGCGCTAATTAAATCATCGCCTCTTAGTTCATATTCTGTAAATAAGAATGTTTCTCCGTTAGATAAAGTTCTTTCAACAAGACCATTATTATATTCCTTATCCATAACTCTTTTACCATCTTCGGTATCTTGTGGTCTACTATCGTACCACATTGAACTTAATGAATGAGCATGTAATGATTTAACACCTTTTGCCCAATCCTCAGCTTCTATTTTAAGTCGTTGCCTTTCGACTCTTTCATCGTATTGTGTCATTTAATCTTTCCTCCACAATTTTTTTAACTTTCTTTTCACTGTACCATAGACCAGAAAACATTTCTTCTGTTCCATCTATCCACTGAACATGATATCTTTTATAACCATACGGTCTGTCAGAAAAGATTCTAACTCCACCATAATTTTCTACTAATACTCTCATTTCATTGTACTCACATAGTATACTGCCCAACATACAAGTATTACCCAAAGTGTTCCAGCTACTACAACTAAGAAATGTTCTAAGCTTGGTATATCCATTAGTTCCACTCTTGGTCTAGTTTAGACGCGTTATAAGCATCCATATAAGAAGTATCTTCTAAAAATCTAGATACTTCTTTTTCTGAATGATACATATTTTCTGGTGAATTAAAATCAAGAGAGCCTGGCATATGTTCGCCTGCTTTCTTTACAGAACGTGTAAGCTTTTTATGTAATTTAGCTTCTTCTTTTAGTTTAGCTTTACGATTATCGAGTTTTGTAATGATGTCTTTCATTTCAATCTCTTCTTTTATTTGCAGTAATTCTGCTTTCAGCGCATTAAATGTTTTAGCCATTATTCAATCCTCCCTTCAATAGAATCAACAGTACTTTGGACTGAATCGATTCTTGATTCAATATCTCCTAAAGAGCTGACTTCACCAGCCATATTGTTGATTTGATTTTCCATATTGTCTAGCTTACATTGTATGTCTTCTAATAGACTCATGATATCTTCGTTCATAGTATTTCTCCTTCAATTAAATT